GGAATAAAAGATGAAACCCCCCACCAAAAAACAAAATCTCAATAACTGTTACGAAGCCTACCACCACATGAAGCACGGTACACGACCGACACGGAAGGCCAGGGACGGGTCTATCCCAACTCATCCTGTTGTGCCAGTGCCGGAGTTGCCAGAGGCTAAGGTTCTAAAACAGTGCCTACAATGGTTGAAACGCCATAGAATTATGGCTGATAGGCATACACCAGGAAATATTGGGGTTGGTGTAGGTCATGTTACATTTGGAATAATAAGTGCTGGTGACATAATGGGTATATTACCTGATGGGGTTCACTTCGAGATAGAAACCAAACGAGGTAAGGGTGGTCGGCAGAGTGCTGGCCAACAGAAACGAATGGCCGATGTCCGTGCTACCAATGGGGTGTACTTGGTATGTCACGGTGTGGCTGAATTGGAGTTTTTAATGGGGGGGTTGATATAATGCAACGACCCAGATTACTAACCGAACAACTTATATGTGGGGACTATCTCGATGTCGCTGCGTTAATGGAACCCGACTCGGTTGACTTGGTATTCGGTTCCCCACCCTATGAAGATGCCCGAACCTACGGAATTGACTTCAAACTCAAAGGCCAGGACTGGGTTGACTGGATGGTGGATGTTTACAGGGCGAGTCTGCGGGTGAGTAAGGGGCTGGTGGCCTTTGTCGTACAAGGCAAGACACGGAAGTTTCGCTGTCCGCAACTCCGGCTCTGCTTATGGCAGACTTACATCGCGCCGATATTCATCTTCGAGATTGTATGTTCTACCATCGGGTTGGTATTCCCGGCAGTGGTGGCCCAGATTGGATGCGGCATGATGTTGAATATATTATATGCGCCACTAACGGCGGGAAACTACTGTGGAGCGACAATAAAGTAATGGGGCATCCTCCAAAATGGCCCACCGGGGGACCACTAAGCTACAGGACAAAAAATGGAGAAAGAGTTAATTGTCTAAGCAGAACAATCACTCAGAGGAAAAAGAACGGCACGACAGAAAAAAGAATTGCTACTCTAAAAGGTAATGCTAACCCCGGAAACTTGTTTAGTGTTGGGTCTGTTGGCGGGGGGCAGATAGGTTCCAAACTCGCCCATGAAAACGAAGCCCCGTTCCCAGAGAAGTTAGCAGAGTTCTTTATCAAATCATTCTGTCCACCGGGGGGTATTGTCCTTGACCCCTTTGGGGGAAGTGGTACAACTGCCTCAGTAGCTAAACAGAACGGTAGGGGTTATATCAGTGTTGATATAAGACAATCACAAATTGAACTAACACAAAGGAGATTAAATGAATAAACCAATGTCACTATCAGCAACATCTATTAGTTGTTTTAAGGCGTGTCCAATGCGATACTACCACAGATATGTCCTCGGCCTCGTACCCGATGAGGACACGGACAGTCAACGAGTGGGTACAAATTGGCATCGGATACATGAGATAGCCGATATGGAACCGGGTGGGGTGTGTGAATGTGACGAGATAAACTTGGCTGCGGGTGATCCAAGTAGTCCCAACCCCAACTGCCCCCTCTGTTCCGGTACAGGGGTATTCCCAGACGACCCAATGGACGCTGTAATTGCCCACCTTAACCAAGCATACGCAACCCCGCCGATTTCCAAGACCATCGAGGAGTGGGAAACAGAACGGATTACACTTCTCTATTCTCTGGTAGGTTATCAATGGTACTATAACGATGCCGAGTACAAGGTTGAACAACTTGAACAGAAGTTTGACCTTCCCCTACGCTCGCCCATCACCGGCAACAAACTCCGGGCCAGATTAAAGGGTAAGATAGACCGTGTGTTCTCAGCAAGCATCGCCAACAGGTTTGTTCACGAATACAAGAGTACCAGTAAGAGCATAGACCCGGACTCGACCTATTGGAACCACCTTACACTTGACACCCAGACCCGGCTCTACACCTACGCTGCTAAAGAACTTGGTTTGGGGATGTGTGGGGTGTTGTACGATGTGTGGTCCAAACCCAAGACCCGGCCCAAGAAACTGACCCAAGGTGACAGTAAGAAGTTCGTGGCCGATGGGATGTACTGTGGGGAGAAGTTTGAAGTAGTATACGAACCTGGTGTTAGTGGATTTCATGTCAACGGTGGACCGGCTACAGTAGAAATTGGAGCCAAACCAGGAACATTCGCCGTCAGAGAAACCCCAGAGATGTACGGGGCACGACTTCTACAGGACATCACCCAGCGACCAGAGTTCTATTTTGCAAGGCGGGAGATAGCCCACACAGCCAATGACATTGAGAAGTTTGAACGGCAACTCTATAATATCTATAAAGGTATTGGGAACATGACTAAAACTGATGGATGGTGGGAAGATGAAAATGCGTGCGAGGCCACTTTCAAGTGTTCGTATCTTGGCTTTTGCTATAACCATATTGATGTTGGGTCGGACGAAGTGCCCGATGGGTTTAGAAAGATAGGGGGTAAGAGATGAAATTAAAACCGTGTCCATTTTGTGGTAGAAAAAGATTAAGATGTGAACCACTTGGTGATTTTGGTGCGGTTGACGATGACCCCATATTATCATTTTGGATTATACAATGTAAATGTGAAGCCCAGGTTGTTACAAAGGGTAAAGAAAAAGCTATCAAGATATGGAATAAAAGAGTTAAAGGAGATAAAAAATGAGGCCAATGCCACCAAGACCAGGAACGGGAGCTAAAAAACCAAACACCAAATTCCAAATCGAACAATGGGACGGGGATAAAACAGGTGAGAAGATAATACTCTATGGAGAAACCGGGATGGGAAAAACTACCCTCGCGTCTATGGCCCCTAACCCCGTGTTCATTGGGTTGGACGATGGGGGACGCAAGCTGAGACACCCCAAGACCGGGGAACTACTACGGCATATTCCTGATGTCAATACTTTTGAGGATGTTCGTGCTGCTTTGAACGCCTGCCTAACTCTTGATTGTGAAACAGTTAATATTGATACTGCGACTGTTCTTGAATCACCATACGCCGAAACCTATGTACTCAAAACCGTACCAGGCCCCCAAAGCTCGATATGTAAAAACTTAGAGGGGTATGGTTATAATAAGGGGACTAAACATCTATATGATGCTATGCGGTTGCCGTTACTTGATTTTGATAAACTTATCGCTGCTGGTAAGAATGTTATAGTCATTTGTCAGTCGGTCAACAACAAGGTTGCTAATCCTGCTGGTGAAGATTTTCTACGCAACGAGCCACGTCTTGCACACGACCGCAAATACTCGAATTTATTGATGTGGTGTGAATGGGCTGACCACATCTTCCGCATTGATTATCAAGGAACGTGGGTGAAGAAAAAGAACAAACAGGATAATTTTGGTAAGGTAACAGGGGACACTACCAGGGTAATCCAAACTGAAGCAGAGACACATTACAGAGCCAAGTCGCGGACATTGGATGAGCCGGTCATATCGTTTAGTACTAAGGATGATGATAGTTTATGGTGTTTACTTTTTGATAAAGGGGAATGAAAGTGTTTGAAGAATTATTGAGAAAAACTGGTAAATTTAAGGAAGAAGATATAAAGGATTCGGCTGAGTTTGTAAAGAGTTTCTATGAAATGGGTAGAAAACACCTTGATGAAATGTGTAAATTACCACCTATTTCTGAATTATTGGGACTCAAAAATAATTAAAAAATAACAGAAACAAAAACAGAAAGGAAAACTAATGGGACTAATCAATCAGAAAAATGTGTATCGTGGTGTAATAGCAGATGCAGGGTTTAGCCAGTCCACTGGTGGCTTCCCCCAGGAAGTCCTCAGTCTTATGGCAGCCGAGGTCTATGACCCAGAAACCGACACTTGGCTCCCAGCCGACCCGGAGGCCAATGAGATAACTTGGTACGGTGTTCTCATTGACAGTAAAGACAAGGAAACCAAAAACGCCCAACAACTCAAAAAGATAACCGGGTGGTCTGGTGCGAGCTTCGTTGACCTGAGCCAAATGAACCTCGTAGATGTACCGATTCAGTTCAGGGTCGAACCCAACACCTACAAAGAGAACACAACCCTTCAGGTTTCGTGGATTGATACCACTGATGCCCCTCCGTTCCGCACGGTTATGAAACTCGATGCGGCTGATGTTGCAGCACTTCAGTCACGCTACGCCTCGGTTCTCGCGAGTACCAAGTCTGCGGCCAAGCCCGTGAGTGCTGTATCAGCACCTAAGACTGTGACTAAGAAACCACATCCTGCACGTGTACCCGCTGATGACGGGGGAAAAACACCGGCTAAACCCAAGGCTACTAAACCGACTGCCCCCAAACCCAAACCAACCGCCCCCAAGACTATAGTTGGTAAGTGTAATGCTGATGAAGCATACACGGCCTGCTACAATCTGAAACGAGATGATGTCACTGATGATGCTCTGAATGGGATATGGTTGACAGAGGTTGCCAAGGTCAACGCAGATGAGTCCAAGATCACGGATGAACAGTGGTTTGTGATTAAAGAGGGTGTGTTGAGACAGGTTAGTAAGGTGTAACAATCCGAAGATGACTACTACCCCGTCAGCTTGACGGGGTAGTTTTTGGAGAATAGAATGGAATTTGAAAAACGTGGGATCACCAAATCTTATTCTACTGGGTCTTATAATAAAATGAACGACACAGAACAATGGATTCGTATTTCCCAAGGTTGTCCAAACCGTTGCCCATTTTGTTACGAACCACCTGAACAAAAATGGTTCTCTATTCCCACCATTGAACGAAACCATGTTAAGATAATGGATATGAATCTTTTATCACAATCTAATGCTATAGATGTTATCGAAAACCTTGGAACAATAAAAGTTAATAATAAGGTTGTGTATTATGAATTGATTTGTGGAATAGACCATCGTTTTCTTACTCTTGAAATTGCTGAAGCCCTTAAAAAATCTCGTTTTGCAAAGATACGCCTCGCATGGGATTTCCACTATCCTGACCAATTCAAAATACGACAGGCTATTAAACTTCTATTAAAGGTTGGATACTCTACAAGAAGTATTGTAGTTTTTATGGTTTGTAATTGGAAAATCCCCTATGAAGAATGTCTTAAAAAACTTTATCTATGTGCAATTTGGTCTGTAAAAGTTGCCGACTGCTATTTTGATGGTCAAGTTTCTCCCAATATAGAACCTATTGGCTGGGCTGCTGAACAAATAAAAGATTTTCGTAAACGAGTTAGAAAACACAATCAACTTGTAAACTTTGGGATTGACCCAGAACTAAAACAACCACAACGACCAAGGTTGAACCAATGACAACCGACTTCCAAGAGCTTCATGACATATACATACGGAACATACAGATGTTCCCCTCCGTGCTCAAGGAGTTATCGAACCAATTGGGGGTGTCGATAACTTCCTTGAGCCGGATTGGGGTCGGCCTCGACCCCGTGAATGAGTACGGGATGTGGGCTTGGGTGTTCCCGGAACGGAACGAGAATGGGGACATAATAGGATTGTTGAATCGGTACGCAGATGGTTCTAAGTTAATGGTCAAGGGGTCTAAACGCGGTCTGATCTATGAGATTAATCATGGGCAAAGAGAATATGAAAAGAAAAACTGGGTTAGAGTTTCCATCGAGTTTCCGTGTTCATTATGCGGGAAAGCTGACGGGT